CCCCGGGAGTTATCGAAGTCTGTGCACCAATCGAGTTGAACATTGGTCCGATTACTTTCACTAGCTTTGAGGACCGCCTCGAGTCGGCTCATGCTTCGATTGATGTCGGACTTCGCCTTAATGCAGGTGATCTTCTCGTGATCTACTATGTTGAGAATGTGGCTGAGCCGACTCTCGCGTCTGAAAGCGGTAACCAGAATCGTGGTTATCGAACGGTCCGCTGAGCGACTACCTTCAGCGCAAACTTCCTCGGCTGTGCTCCCGAGACGGCCTTTCCGACTCCTTCCCCTCTTGTGATCGACCCGGCAGACGTAGAGAACTCGATTGGTTCTGAATAGGGAGAATCCACTTCGATCTTAAGATCGGAGTGAAATGATTAGAGGATCGGTAGCATTGCCGCATAGATCCCGTTACCGTAGTCGAGGATCTCGAGATATTGAGGCTGACCTCCGCTGTTGTTCTTATGAACGATAATTCCACCTCCTGGAGAGATTCGGTAGATGATGTGAGCTGGCAGGAGGACGTCCGTGACTAGAGGCGACTGACCGACTGCGACGAGAGGTCCTCGTTGCTCAGGAACGGTCGAGTAGCCAGAGCTGGACAGGCCCTCGGCTGGTGGGGAAGTTGGTCTGGTAATGATCTCGGCTCCAGGAGATGACGGCGCAATCGTGATCGTCGGCTGTCCGGGAGTCTCGACCACAGTCGGCTCTAGAAAAGCGAGTGGTTGACCCTGTCGGGGTGTTGCCGGGTCGGGTCCTTCATATGGCTCACACCTGTATCCTGGATTTCTCTTCTCAAGGTGCCAGGTGTAGGCGACCTGGATCGCCCTTCGAAAATCACCACCGGCCACATTCTGAATCAAGTAGAACTTGTCGGCTCGCGGATCATAACTCGATCCGACGGCATTGCTGCTGGCCTGCTGATAGATGTAGGGCTCCTGATAAGGATAGGCGTTCGGGTTGAGACGTATCTGAATATTCTCCTTGAGATTCTGAATCGTGCGCTGTTGGAGACTCGGTGAGGGAACGTAGGTCTGCATCCAGAGATTGAACTCACGAAGAGTCCCGAGGATGAACTCAGTCTGTGGGTTGGATCGGAAGTCCTCCTTTGTGCTGTAGAAGCCCTGAATAGTTCTCAACTGATTCGGGTTGATGTCGAGGCCTTCAATATTCTGGACGAAGCGATTGAGTTGGTAGATCAGACCCTGAAGCATCTGTTCGTCATAGATCATGAGACGATTCTGGTAGAACATAGTCGGACTCTGAGCAGCAAGCCGTTCGATGATACTTTCGACTGGTCGGTCACCTGTCGGCGCTGGGAGGATCCTCGAAATTTGTGAAACGTTGTAGATCTGTGCGGAGTCGCGACGGAGCTCAGGAGGGATCAGGATTGAGATTGATCTCAAGAAGCCAGTTGNATCCGCCGGCCGTCCAGCAACCAGATAGAGATACTTGACGATCTGATCGACAAAGCTAGCAGCCTTCCGAAGATACTTGATCCTCTGAACAGGAGACTGACGTCTCGTTTCATCACGTCGACCTCTCGGGACGTCGACGGTCAAAGCAGCCATCTCCGAATTACGGCTGAGATTCGGGTATCTCTGAGTGATCTCCTCCCAAGGAACCTCGATCACAGGAGTGTAGAAACCGAACTGAATGTCGCCGATCGGGAACCAGAGACCAGTCAGAAATCGACCGTTGGTCGAGGTCGTCGCGCTGATCGGATCTCCGAAGAGTTCAATCGTCTTCTGGTAGGGTGGGAGTCGACCAATTGCATTCTCAAGATTGTACTCTGGCACGTTGAGGGGAGCTGTTGGTAGAACATTCACGAAGATTCTGGTCTGGCTGAAGAGAGTCTGTTGAGGATTTCCAAATTCGGGAGCTAGAACAAAGAGACGAGCCTTTCCTGCACTGTCGATGACCTGCCCCTCGACCGGAATCTGTCCAAAAAGTAACTGATAGTTGATCGCTGAGTAGATGTTCATTCGAGCAGTCAGAATCGGGACTGAGTTCGCCTCATAGATCTGCCAGCTGATCGTCCGTCCAACGAAGCTGATCGCTCCATAAAGAAGTTCATTCATGCTGTCGCCGAAGACCATTCGAGTCTCGGTGGCTCGTTGGTCAATGATGAGCTCGCACTGGGGATACTCGAGAGCGTTCGCCTCACCACCCCAATGACGGAGGATCAAGATGACCGGCTTACCTGGAACGGGAGGATGAGCATGGAAGTATCGATGACGAGGAAGATGCATCATACTAATCCGACGACCCGATTTGTCCTGATCTGTATATGGAAAAATGTAGATGGTGCAGTCGAAGTGAGCCTCAAGAGCTCGATAGTAAAGAAGCGGATCAAAGAACTCATCATTGTTCGTCGCGGCTCTGACGATATCTTCATTACTCATGTCGTAGAGTTCTTGTCGAAGAAATTCTGGCCGGAGGTATTCCTGGAGAGTGACGCCTCCAATCTGTCGACTTCCTATCTGGCGATGGAAAAGACTGGCGCGGAAGTCGTTCGTCCACTGTTCACGGTCGGGAGATGAAAGGTATTCGCGATTCTCCAGGGCGAGAGCGACACAGTGAATGAAACTGTTGGGGGACCTGGGGACACCATATCTCTGAAATTCGCCTGCCTCATCTGGATCGTACTGGGGAAGGAAAGAGCTCAGGATCGTGTTGAGAGAACCACGTCGATCTGTTTCGGCTATCTTTGGGGTTATGTAGACGTGAGAGGAACGACTGGCCGTCTTGGCCTCTCGGGTAGTCCCTCGTAGGTACTGATTGAGCCTGGAACCGGCCTTGGTCAGTTGATTCTCGTTGAAGCAGCAAGGAAGATAAGGGAATTCGTGTCTGTTCGATAACGCCTTGTTCAGGATGACTCCAGGATACGGGTATTCATCGTCCGGACAGACCAAGTAGAGACGAGGTTGCTCCTTTGGAAAGGGGAGAATCTGGCGAGGCTCCAGAACTCCTCGCAAGTTGACTGGACGATTCTGCCGCCAGGCCTGAGCCTCCTCTGGACGAATGATAAGGGGCTGTCTCTCAGTTGGTTGACACTTCCTCGCGTAGTTCTTGACGAAGATGTCTGGTGCAATCCTATGCAATTCATCGATTTTCGATCGGATGACCGGCTCAATAACTCGACCAGCTTCGACTGTCGCCGCGGGAACTCCAGACTTAGTTGCGGCTTCTTGAGCAGCTTGAGCCTCACTGACGAGGAGCGGTCCGTACTCAGGGACGAATCTCAAGTAGGTCTGGATAATCTCGCCACCGCGCTCGACATACCGACGGAAGAGTCGAGTCATGATGTCGAGGAACTGATTTGCAACTCGCCTTGAGCTCGCTCGGGTCATCCGGACGATCACAGCCGAGAACTGTTGTTGAGCTACGTATGTAGCGACGGTTCCATCGGGATTCTGAACGAAGTACGACTCTCCAGCCGGGATCACATCATAGCTCATCGTTGCGGAGACGGCTGACTTCCTCTTCGTCTTCTTCTTACCAGTCGGATCGGTTCGGTAGGCACCCCTCGATTCTCCAATTTCAGTCGAGACTCCTCGATAGTGGATGTTGAGACGAGTCTTCTCTGCGAATGATTTATTACTCTCATCCAAGTAGAGATAGGTGCTGAAGAGTGGATCATTCATGATAAGGTGAAAGAGGGCAACTTCGACGAGATCTGTTCCGTAGATCATGAAGGAACCACTGATCCTGACCTCGTTGATCTGAGAAGAGGCACCAATTGGGGAACCGGGACGAACTGCAGCTTGAGGAGCCGGTAACATCGGAAGATGAGAATGGATTCGTTGAATAATCGTAGTCTCGTCGACCGATTCGGTTGTTGGAGCACTGAAGGTCATTCGGAGGATTCCCTGACCGGATTCGTTCGTGAGGTAGCTAAGAGTAGCTACTCCGAAGCCCTCCTTCTTGCCAAGACGAGCTTCATCGAAGATCTCCTCAGGAGGGTCGGTCTCGGGACCCTGCCAGACGTTCATATAGATAGTCTCTCCTCTCGGGGCTTGATCCGACCTGAGAATGACGTTGTTGTAGTCGGGGCGGGTATCGACCGAACGACCCCGGTAGATTCGATAGAATCGTTCGACATCAAGCTTCTCAAGTTGTCCTCGGATCGGTTTGATATTATACTCGATGAATGGGACGATGTAGCTGGTCTGAGCCGAATCGAAGATGTCAGGGAGAGGATTGACTCCCTGGTCGACGGGATAATCATAAGAGATCATCACCGACTCGACAGTGATGTCACTATGGTAGAGGGGAACTATCCCAGTAATCTCCTGTTGAGCTCGAACATAACCTCGGAGGGTCTGAAGATCCCTCTGGTACTCNGCCTGATAAGCAGGAAGCCAGATGGTCTGGTAGTAGTCGATCACGTCGCCCATGTTGTTGAACTGTTGAGGGTATCCCACGTTGGTCAAGTAGACCTGGACTTGTTGGTAGAGTGCATAGTTGTTCCTGGCTTCTTCACTCGTGAAGTTGGGGACGGAATGAAGCCAGATTGGAATCATCTCGAGCGGATCGAAGGAGTCACCTCTCGACTTCGAGACGATGTCCCAAATCTGAGTCAGNGTCATGCTGTTGTCTTGAGAGAGGAGCTGATGGATGAGTCGAAAGATCGTNGTAAAGTCGGCGTTTCGATGCTCCTCGAGATCGAAGGTATCGACAAATCGCGATTCAAGATCTCGAGACAGACGAATGATGACATACTTGTGAGGTACTCCCAATCGAGCTGCCTGCTTGTAGAGGAACGAGACACTGTTATCATACGGAGAAGGCTGTATGAGCTCTTCCTCGACCTGAGTCGACATCTTTCAGGAGGATCTGAAAATTTCTGCGTTTCGCAATTCATCGATTGCAAAACCTAAGTCGCACCACTAGTAGCCCGATCGGTCTCGACAGAACACGATTCAACAGTTCGAGTTTGAGTCGTCTGGTACAGATTCTCATCATCACTCTGCTTTCTTCTCTCAGCTGCGCGAGCACAGGCGCCGGTCGACCGGTGAGCCGGCAAATAAGACTGTCGAATAATACTCCCACAGATATCACACAAGACTGAGCCTCGATCGATCGAGAACGGTCCAGTTGAAGTGACTGTGATTTCGATGGGCTGTGGAGCGTCCGGACCAATTGGACGAGTCTGGTGCTTCTGAGCAACCAGATCCGCGATTAACTTTCGCTGTGACATGATCGATTATTTGGAATCGAACTTGGAGAATCCCCGATAAATTTTCGATTTCTTCCCTTTCGCGATACCTGATATCGCAAAAGATACCCACTAGTATTGCTCAAGACTTTGTGCAGCATGAGAAGCAGCCAGTCACCTTCTTGTTGAACTTGATTTCATTTTTCTCGACACTGATCAGGAGCTTGATCAGTGGAGGAACGAGAGTCAAAAGGAGATCGCGAAGAGTCTCGTCCCAGCTCGCCGCAGCCAGCTCAGGAATCTTATTCAACTCTTCGAAGGTCTTCTTGATCGCCAGTTCGATCGTTTCGAGAATAAGCTCGCGCTTCTCCGTACCACCGAGAGACTTGACTCGACCTACATCGGACATCATCGCCGGAATGATCTCCGTTGCGATGGCCGCAATGATTCCGGGAATAGCGGCCTCCTTATCCTTCTGGATGGCTGAAATGATCCTGGTGATGGTCTTCTCATACTTCACNCAGAGCTCGTACGCAGTAATCGACATCGTCGGGTTTCAATGAGGACGAAAAAATTATTCGAATCTAAATGAGGAGGNTGAGCTCGAGCTCCCACTCGTTCACTGGAAAGGGAGTCATCCCACCACGTCATCGATAAAGTTTAAAGTCAGAACACAGCTCAGGGACATCAACCCTCGTCTTTATAGTCCCGTTCTCTACACTCAAGGTATGATCCGAGAACTCATCTCTTATCGACATGAGCTGCAACACAGACTAGTTTCTCTTTCACATCTACGATCAAGCCCGTCTTCTCTGGCGCATGCAGAGGATGGGGGATCAACCTTCACAACTACTCCGGTCTCTTTGCCATCTTCTCTCACTGTCGACAAGTCAAGGAGGTCTATCTCGATCATGGACGCCGACTTCCCAACTGGTTCCTCCGGAAGTTCGGTCGCTATCTCTAATTTCNCAGTTCGACTGCGAAATGACTTTTTAGACGGGATCGAGGATGCTTGCCCATTCCTTCCTCACGACACACTTGTTATGCAGTTCGAAGAGAGCATTCTGAGAAGCGGCCGCCTTGATGACGAGGAAGGGTCACGCATCGCTCCGCAAATGAGTCCGGTTGCCACAGATGACGGATACTTCTCTCTGACAGTGAGATCATCAGCATAGACTTCTCGAACAACTGCCTGGATCCGAGCACGAAGCTCCTCCTTTCCTTGCCACGAAGTTATCCAGATGCGATTCATGAGGACTGGCTGAAGTGGCCATCGGCTATTACGAATCAAATTTACCTCCTGTAGGAGATAGATTAGAGTTTTTAGTCGCACGAAGTGCGGCCAGCTAGTCGCGCGCGATGTACTTGAAGTCAGACACAGACCAATACTCGATCGAGCCATCGGGGAACTTCCGGACGATTCGGATCGGGAAGGTGATCTTGCCCTTGATCGCCTCGTTCAGTTCCTGACGAGCAATCTTCTCCATGTCCCTCGATTGAAGTTGAGCAACTGGAATGAGGGGGATGGACCCTTGCCAAAGCTGAGCAGCCCGAGCTGCAATCAACCGAGCCTTCGCAAGTGGTCCCAAGTAAGGTGAAGAGATCCGCTCGGCTCCACTTCGAATTCGCGGACCAGTCAGTTCGGAGAAGTCCGTTTGGAATTCATTCTCGAGTTCGGGTTGCTCGATCTCGGGGGTCTCTCCTCCCTCCTCCTCTTCCTCTGGTTCGTAGTCCTCAAAGTATCCGAAGCTCATCGTCGCGAGATTGAAGTTTCGTCTGGGGTGACTTTTTTGGATCAATCTCGAGAGGACTCCTGAGAAAAGGATCCCTGAAAATCCTCACTGAACAAGTGGCCAGATCGACCATGAGTGCGCTCGCAATTTCCCAATCTGCGGTCAAGCGGAAGACGATCTGGCCGACTCCGAAGACTTTCTTCAACGATAGCCTCGATCGCCTCTTCAACAACCCCGATGAATGTCTCGGCTATGATCTTCAGAGAGAGCCTCGTTGGGGACGACTCGAAGAATAGCCTGACTCTGAGGGAGACTCTTGCAGTGAAAGGGNTCGAATCTCCTCAAGTTCTCGGGGTGACAAAGTTCAATGCCGACTTTCAGTCGAAGCTACAAGGATAGGATCTTCATCTGACGAGATGAAGATTATGCTAGACCAGGTACGGAGTCAAGGAGCTTCGAGTAGATCGCCAACGGAATCCGCTCTAGAGGAACGGTGTAGGGAATGCGAATCAGGCAGATGTTATTCTTGATACAAGCCTCTGCCTTGAACTGATCCCGTTCTCTCTGTCTCTCAAACTCCTCCCAGGTCATTCCGGTAAAGTTGGGCCACTCGTAATGTTGGCGTCCNTTATATTCGATCGCGAGGCANAGCTCTGGGCAGTAACCATCCAGTTCGAGACAACGATTCGTCTTGTGGAGAGTGTTCTTCAACCAGCAGGGTCGAGCCTTTCTGAATCGGTGACCCGGGAAGAGTAGCTCCATGAATTCAATCGAGTATCTCTCTCCGATCGAGTCGTAGCTGCCCCGTTCTCTTGGTGGAAGGAGCCAGACTTGTGGGAACGATGGGAAATGTGGAACGATCTGCTGAGCTCTCTGAGAGCGCTTCCGAAGAANATCGACTGCCTCATCGATGTTCAATCCCTCGAGTCGATCATAGGTGTCGGGTCGAGCGCCGNTCGATCCGGGTTCTGTCTGAGTGCGAACTGGTCTCTTCGGTTCAGTCTGGGTTTGTGTAACTGGGCTCGGCTTTGCGAAGAGCAGAACAATGACTGCGATCACTAATAGAATGACCAGCCAGAAATACGGATAGGGTCCGTTGTTATCTTGCGTCGGCATCCTCTTTTAAGGAGAAAGAATTAAAGATAAAATGGCTACACCTCTCTCGCTCGTTCCGACGCCTGGAACGCGCTTGTATCTTCATCTCCCCGGCAAAATGACTGCCGAAGAGGGAGCTCGACGGATCGCTCAGAGTCTCGGACCAGTCGAGATCATCATCGTTCTTCTGGCTCGGCCTCGTTCGAAGCTCGTTCCGGGACATTCTCGGGTGAGCTTCTTCCAGACGGCTCAGCTCAATCAGGCCATCTTGAACTCTTTCCTCGACTCTGCAGAGCAGAGTCGGGTTCTCATCTTCGAGGCGGCGGCAGCCCTCGGCCAGCTCCAGCTTCCCCGCAAAACTGCCCGACTGATCACTCTCGGGACGGACTTCAAGACTCTCGAAGAACTTACTGAGACGGCCCGATTCATGAGCGGGCCGACCCTCCAGAGAGCCGAGATTCAACCACTCGACCTGACCCGATACCTCGGTCAGGTCGGTCAACTTCTCTGTGAAGCCCCCGCTCCTCAGCCCTGCAGTCAACTCAACTTCTCCTACGAGGGGATCCCAGTAACTGTTCCGATGACTCAGTCCCAGTACTATGAGTACCTGACCCGAATCCAGAGAGAAAAGGGAATCGGAAGACGGGAACCTTTCAGTGCTCTTCAGACGACAAACTTCTTGTATCCTCCCGAGCTCCAACAACTCCACAATGTCCCTCGTGAACAGAGACCAACTCTACCTCCCGATCTTTCAGTGCTTCAGGGTGGTTGGATTCCAGTCGAGATCACCTCTCAACTCCAAGAACGATCTCCTAAACTCAACTGGGTCGTCGACTATCTCAGGTTGAACCCCGGCAAGCACATTCTCTGGACTCAGTTCAACGAATCGAATGGAGCTCAAGTCATCTCCTCGATCTTGGCCCTTGCCGGATTCGAAGTCGTCACAGTGACGGGATCGGATCCACTTCCTCAAAGGTTCCGGAAGGTCAAGGAGTTCAACCGACCCAGCGATCGGACAAAGGTTCTCGTCTCAAATCTCTTTGCCTTCACCGGCTTTCAGTCGGTCGTCTCCCTGATCATGTTTGAACAGCATCCCTCCGACGCCGTCTTCAACAGTTACTTACGCCAGATTGCGACTTCGAGTGATCAGAGGAGTCTGACTGCGATCTTTCTCGTCTCGACCGGTCCGAGCGGTGAGGAGACGGTCGAGATCACGAACTATCTCCTGATGATCAATGCGGTCAACACAAGAGACAACATCTTGACTATCCTGAAGAGTGGTCAACTTCTCCCCGAGAAATTGGAGGTCTACCGGACCATCTTCAAGCTACCCTCATTGACTCTACAGGACCTCCAGGCGGCGATTCCTCGGGTCTTCGGTCGAGTCGTGCTCTAGATTTCCTTGCGATAGCAAGGAAACTACATGTAGTTGTTGGTATTAGAGGACTCTCCCAGGATCATGCGAATGAGAATCTCATCAGGGAGATCGACAGATCCCGGAACGTAGCTCATCTTAGAGTCTAAATCCATAAGAATACGGAGGAACCATTGAACTCAAGGACGTGATTGGGATGGGTCAGGACCCACTCGGAAATCATCGAGACGATTTCCTTGTTCATCTTTTACCTGGAGGACGAATAAATAATCTTCTAGGAGAGCCGTAATCATGGTTCAGTCTTCTCGATGGGTGTCATCGAGAACTACCTTCGAGGAACAACTCGAGCGTCCTCATTGAACCAACGTGGATTGAATTTAAATGGTCCGGCTGTCACAACAAGACGATTTGGTGGAATGCTCANATTGGCCAAGAAATAGGCGATTCGAGTTCTGTATTTGTCGAACTTGAGTTGCTTGTCGTTGATCCCATCGGTCTGCCCACACTGCGATGCCCACATGTAGGAGTCGAGATAGGAGAGGAAGTTTGGAAACGAATAGTACCGAGATGGTTCGAGTGGTATTCCGACCTGCGCAGCTTCCTCCGACGGAAGTCCTCGGAGAGGAATCGTTCCCAATTCTAGAGGAACCGGAAGAGTCGTGTCGACTGGGTAGTACTCATTCTGAAAACTAGCATGAGTCACAAGGTCTGGAGGAAGATCAAAAAGACCAGCTCGAAGTGCAGCCCGAGTGTAGGCCTCGGCGTTATTCCAGTTGATGATGTGAATGACAGTCGAATGAGAAGGACGAGGGGGTAGGGATAAACTTATACTGTTGACTGCATCTTTGAGGGCTACATCGTCGATCTGATTCATCGGAGCACCAATTTCATAGAAGATCGCCTGAAATCCTAAGGCGTCGAGAGCTTGACGTGCCTCCTCAGCCAACCGGGTACTGACTGGCTCTCCTGCTCCTTGATAGATCACATGGACTTCTCCAGCTCCTTGAGTGAACTGAGTCAGATTATGCTGAATCAGACTAGGATCTGATAGAGTATTGACATCAGTGAAGAAGTGGACGTTCTGAGGGGAATTCTGGGGTACGCCATAATACTGGACCATGAATTGAACATCGGGCCAGNNTTGAGCCAGTCCCGACGTGAAGAACTCATNGATCAGACGTGCGTCGGAAGGAAGACCGACGTAATTGTATCCTTGTTCCACGAATCGAGAAATGAGATCGATAAGCTCCTCTAGAGTTGCGTCCGGTGAAACCAGCTCGAAGTTGATAGCATCCGAGGGATATATCTGGGCGAGTCGAAGAAGATATGGAATCATGGGTGGTAGATCCAGAGGACTATCGATCCCAATGTAGACGATTCGACTTCGACATGACATTTTCTGAGGGACTTTTTTTTAATGAAGTCTTTCTTGTGAATTGATACTTGACAGTGGGATTGGAAGGAGAGTCAGACGATGTCGCGCCCTGTCTGTGAGTTCTACTTGAAGGGAACCTGCCGCTACTGTCGTCAGGAGAAGAGGGAAGATGGAGGATATTTGTGCAAACTGCTCGCGGCTCTGCTACGGATGCAAGAAGGAAACGCCCTTCGGTTTCCCTGAGATCTACTGTTCGGAGTGTCGAGAAAAGGACCCGAAGTGTCTCCTCTGTAAGGCCGCTACTCGTCTTCCAAACGAATACTTCTGCTCTCCCTGTCAGAAGTTCTCCTCAGTACTGTGGGAGGAACAAGTATGACAAGAAGACGACCTGCNCGGATCCTCACCCCTGCTTCATCACTGGCTGTCCTTCGACCATTCAGGGNAGCCCGAAGTAGATCTGTGATCGACTCAAGGGCTAATGAACGTGGTCTATCACCTTGACAACATCATCGTTTGTCAAATCCCTCAAGAGGACCGGAGAGAGCGGTTCAGAGTTCTCGTCCTCTATCGAGCCTCAGAGCAGTATCACAGTGGCTACTGCAGCGGAGCCGAAGAAGATGCAACAGTCTACTCGATCTTCAGCCGAAGAAGTTCGAACATCCGTGGATGAGACTCGAGTTGTCGAGTTCTTCCGTATCGTAATCAAATTGATTATGGCTCCTGGGGAACCCCTGCCAGAGAAAGATGTGGGCTCGGATCAACTCGCATCCGAGGGACGAAAAGATCAAGTTCTACGACCATCTTGGTGAGGATGAACATGTCTATGTGATTGAGGGGGCTGAGGAGCGCCCGACCAGTGTGACCACCCTGATCAAGAAGTACTTCCCTGAGTTCGACCAGGACGCTATTATTGCGAAATACTACGAAAAGTGGCAGAAGTACAAGCACCCCAAGTACTTCGGAAAGACTCCGGATGAGATCAAGATCGCTTGGGAGGAGAACCGAATCGAGTGTGCACGGTTGGGGACAGAATTACACAAGACGATCGAAGCCTACTTGAATAACGAGCTTGAGGAGGAGCCCGACACGAAGGAGTGGGGCCACTTCAAGCGATTCTGGAATGAGCTTCTCACAACCAAGCCGGACTACCGTATCTACCGGACCGAGTGGACGATCTACAATGAGAAGAAGACCATCTCAGGGAGCGTCGACGCTGTCCTGATGAAGCCGAATGGCAAGGTTGTCCTACTCGACTGGAAGCGAACGAAGAAGATTGAGAGTTGGAACGATTTCGGTCACTACGGCCTGGGACCCTTTGCTGGACTCATCCACTGTAACTTCGTCCACTACTCCATTCAGCTGAACATGTATCGGAGGATTCTCGAGACCTGCTACGACCTCGAGGTCGAGAGCATGTTCTTTGTGGTCTTCCATCCCGACAACGAGAGCTATCTTCTCTTTGAGGTCCCTGACATGCAGGCTCTGGTTGCTCCGGTCATCGATAACTGGCCTAATTGTGAGGCGTAATATTCCCTATGTTCGCGACATAGAGAATCGAATTAAGAGCTTGACTTTGAGAATGCAAAGCCTAGCTACTCTAGGTCCTCTGTGCTCGTCGTGTATGAAAGGGATTCTGATTCAGAGTCGTCGATATCTACGGCTCCCGCGATCGAACGGATCCGAAGGAGAATTCCTCCCACGAGAAAGCTCGAGATGACTCCAAGTCCAACCCCGATCAGAACAGCACTGTATTCGATACTGTGCAAGCAGTTGTTCTTTTGACATTCGACTAGGGTGTAAAAACCACTTGTAGTGACCGCAATTATAAGGAGGATGTTGACCAAGGAAGCCAGCAACATTTGATCTTCCGAGTTTGTTCTGAGTTCTCATCAATTCATCATCCTCTAAGTCTCTCCGAGATGCGCGATCGCAACTCGGTCAAACGACTCGATCTTCGTTTCATTCAAGCGATGGACGGTTCCACACAGTACACCTGCCGTGATTGAAACCAGATTGTCAAGAAGGACGCCAACTTCAACCGCGCCTACAAGCGTCATCATAATCTCTGACCGAGAGGTGGTAAAGGGCCTTGCGATTATGCAGGGACCAGTTCCCTCTGAGTTCATCTACATCGGCTACTTCCCGGACGAGAAGAGTGAAATAGTCGTTCCACTCACTCAGGAGCTGAAGGACTACTGCAAGTCGTTCGGTTTACTCTTCAAGGATCAGTAAAAAAGCTTTCTGTAGCCAGTAAGGCTGCGAAAAGTTCTAGTCATTCCGAAGCAGTTCGATCAGGACTCGACAGTGGTCGAGGACGGCTTCGAGTTGATCCAGTTCGACTGAGGGGACGACGCGCTGCTGAATGATCGCCTTAAAGAGATACTGGAGGAGATCACCGGCCTCTTGACGAGCATCTTCCATCGTGCTGCGCCCGTCCTCCGACATGAGCCCTTGACCGTACTTCTTCAGACCATATTCATGGCGAGCTCGGATCAACTCCTTGACGTGATCGGAAGCCCCTTCTTTCTCGAGCCACTCAAGGAGAAGAGGAGTCACCTCGACGCCTCGCTTGAACGGAGGTGGTTCAGGAATCGAGGCCATCTTTCCTCTCCTCATCTCCTGGCTCCCTGATCAGTTCTCTTCTCTGTAGGAGGATTCAGAAACCTTCTTTGAGCTCAAGGTGGCGTAGGCTCTCCTCTACGAAAAGGATGAGGAATCGAGCTCAATCCAGGGTTTTAAGAAGGAGAAGATAGCCGTCCTGGTAGGGCTGGAATCCCTGGATGAAGATCCGATCGAGCATAACATCGAGGAGTTTGGGGTTAGATTGCGTGCGAAGGAACTGGTAGACGAACGGATTCGCTTTCAGGCAGGCCTGGACGCTCGAGGGAGGAAGTGGTGTCAAGTAGAGACTCCAGATACTCTGTAGGAGATCTTGAGTCGTAATCTGACCACCCTGATAGTCGACCGGACTGGGCGGGAACTCGTTCTGGTAGGCGACTGGATAGTAGATCTTAAACTGGGATGGGAATCGGAGCTTCTGATAGAAGCGGCCAAGCGTGTAGTCCTTCCCCTTTCGGTAGAGATTGCCGACGAGGTCGGTCTGAACTGCGCTCGGGAGGATCCNAGCCTGCTGAATCTCTTGAAGAGTCTGATTGACGTAGTCCAACTTTCCCTTCAAGTGGATAATTCCATTTCACNACCTTCGTTGNGAAATGGTGGTCGGATCTAGAGGAAGAGCTTCAAGATAACCTGACAACTGGGAGATCCCCANCTCTTCTTGNCGGAGTACCCATCGNTGTTTCCAGAGGTGACGTCACGACAGACTGNGCCGAGTGAATAGAGCCGACGTTCTTTCCACGGGTCTGGTTGATCAACGCGATGAGAGCAGCAACCACATAGTCGGCTCCATTCATGTGGATGATGTAGCCGGTGTCAGGATCGGCGACACCGCAGACATCAGGAACGCCTCTCTTCACAAGAGCGAGCTTCTTTTGATAGGATGGTTTTGCGAAGAAGGAGCTGACACCACCCGTTGCCCAACCATTCCGATCGTTCCAGACGACCTCCGAGACGATCTTGTTGATAGAGTTCAGTTCCGCCACATGAGAGGACGTAGGGANTTTCCTCTTTGACCATCGCTCGCTCCATTGTCGTCTGCCGTTGCCGTAACGGTGATACCAGCATCGACAGCCTGTTTGAAGAGTGCGTTGAACTTCTGAAGGAGAACCGAACCCCAGGTCTTCTCTGGAGTACCCCAGCTGATTGAGATTACGTTGACCTTGTCAGTGATAGCCTTCTTGATTGCTTCATAGAAGCCATCCCAAGTGTTGGGTGCAAAGTAGATTCTAATCAGGGCCTTGGGAACAATCGCGGCAACGATATAGAGATACAGGACGACCTCATCACTCGCTCCAAGGACTCCAATCGAGCTCACGTTCGGAGGAGTCGTAATCCCGAGTTGCTTGAAGTAGGCAAGGAGATCTTCCTCCCAGCTCGATCAGGGCAATGGTCTGGCCAGCTCCGTCTCCCTTTGGGAAGTTGTAGAGCTGGACAATCTGAACCGGAGTCAATGGAATGGTACGTGTTTCTTAGCTCCGTGAGCCTGGACTTCACTTCGTCTCCGAAGGTAGTGTTGTGTCGTAACGGGCATAGCGTCGTTTTAATGGGGATGAATTTCTTGTCTTCTAGANATGGAGGAGCTGANGCGTTCTACTCGCGGTCAGAGACGACATCAGGAGTACTGTCTCGAGATGAAGTCGAAGTTCCCGATCTATTGGANCAAGNGTAATGAGGCCTGCTGTGCTTGGTGCGGACTCAACTTCTATCGTCGCTACTTCGCTCAGCTGAATCCTGAGACCCTCTATCATTCTCATTGGTAGATCGGGATCGCAACTGGACAGAGAGCCCCAGGACGTGAGTTCAGCCAGTCGATCACATGATTCTGGTTGGCCATTGCCGCCATTCGCCTCCCGTAATCATCCGGAAGAACAGGAGGTCGCCTCTGAGCAAGCCATTGAACTACAGCAAGATGACCACCGATAGCTGCGGCATTGGCTCCATCAACGTTGGGAAGAAGTCCTGATTTCTCGTATGTTGAGATCAGCTGGTCGAGGTCACCACGACTAGCCGCTTCGTTGACTTCCTCGGTTCGGGTTAGTTTCTGGCCCATCTATTTTAGAGAAGGGAGAATTTTCAGCTTTGCATCTTATAAGATGTAAAGTTGGTGGTGGCGTCTAAGATCCGAGCAGGAGGATGTAGCCGTCCTCATACGGCTCAAGCCCCTCGATGAAGGTCAATTCGATCATCACATCGCGGAGAGTCGGGTTGCGCTCGTCTCAAAGAAATTCATAGACGTCTGGATTCGCCTGAATGTAGGCCTGGACCGAGGTGGGAGGAAGGCGTTCCAGATGCTTTCGAGGAGATCCTTCGACGAGACTGGTCGGGTCGTTGCGAGAACAAGAGGAGACGGTGCAAACTCATCGTATCGTGAAACTGGTAGGTAGATCGTAATGGTCGGTCCTCGTGGTTGACGACCAACATTGTAAAGTTGAATCAGCTCCGCTTCTACTTCGCCGCGATCAATGAGATCCTCGATCTGCAGGGAAGCTTCGGCACAACCTTCAACGAGGACGAGGAGAGGCAGAGCGACACGGTAGGTGAATACCANCAATACCCCGTCCAGAAGACTCTGGCCCTTCCTGAGGTCAGTCGGTACGATCAGATCGAACTCTGTGCTGATCCAACGAATAGATACCGAGCAGTCGTCCCCAAGTATAAGATGGGAGACGTCGTCCTCCTGGCGACGACGGGTCGGGCTCGGATCGCCTTCTATGGCAACGAAGAGCTCCACATCGGTAACGAGGGGGTCAGTGGAGAGATCTACACAAACATCTAAAAAACTTCGACGATCCTATTGGATCGTCGAACCTGAAGAATTAGAAGTCACCGCAGACATACTCTTCGAAGCCCTGGCTTTCACTGATTTCCTTGGCCAGGGCTTCGAAGATGTCTGGATATCGAGAGGCCAAGAGATTCGCAATTTGCGAATCGAAGTCGAGTCGAGCACGAGGCAGCTGAACCGGACTGGCAGATCGAGGCAGCATGCAACCTCCACCCGGCATCTTTTCAAACCGAGGGACAGAGATGTTCGGAGCCAGAAGAGGAGGTGACCTCTCGAGAGGGGGAGAGGAAACAGATCGAGCCGTCTGAGGAAGAGCGAACGTTGAGAGACGCGGCGACTTCTTCTCGGGTGAGTAGGCGAACAGAGGAGTGCTAGAGGGAGACGTTCGTCCTGACGAGCTCACGTAAGGACGAGACGAAGGGAGAATGACTCGGCTATCAGTCGATGCACCTCCGTTCCGGGAGCCGGGGGGTACATACGGTTGCATTGGAGGGAAAGAAGAGACTCCTCCCATTGGAGGAAGATACTCTCCTTGGGACGAGGGAACCGTAGGCAATTGGATCGGCTGCAGTTGAGGTAGTTGAAATCCAGGGGGCAACTGAAGCTCAGGAAGATCGAGTCCAGACTGCGGAGGGAGAGAGGATGGTGAGGGATATCCAGCTTCCATCTTTTCCCAGAGAGAATTTTCTTCATCTCAGCTTCGTCTGAGGTAGAATCTGTTCTCGGTGAGTCCACCAAGAGCGTCATGAGATCACGAGAGCTTGATAGGTCCTCACATTCCTCCCGAATTGGTCTTCATGTGGCTTGAGTCCTGTCAGAACGAGATAGTTCAACTGAGAAGTATAGTCGGAACCTGCGATCTTCTCGGGATGATCCCGGTAGATCCTATGATAATCGTCTGAAACGCAGCGAGCCAGATCGGCGCGGGTGAATCCCTTCTCATTCCGATGACTGAAGCTGATCGGTTCCTTCAGGGGATAGTCGTAGATGATTTGAATCTCGCTGTCCGAGACGACTGGATCGAACGCTCCAATCATCAAGGAGATGTCCTCGCTCGGATCCATGATACGAACGAATTCGTATTGAGGTTCATCAGCAGAGTCACTACAACCAAACTGGCAGCGACAGACAAAGTTCACTTGAGCCATCTTTTTAGATGGATTAGGTTTTTTTAGTCTTCGCTACTCTCCTCCTGACTTGTCTCGGTGTGACTTTGAGCTGAGGAGGGGGCTGTCACGACTCGACAGTCGCCTCCACGCTTCTCCATCTCTTGAGCAAGACGATCGAGTGCATTTCTGATCTGATCACCAACTCTCTTTGAATCGGTTCCTGTTGCCCAGACCTGATAAGTTGGTGCGGAAACGTACTGTAGTTTGACCTCGGGGAAGTCGGCCATTGCTGTCTTGACTCCCGCCTTGATCGCGTCGATTCCTTCGAAGGTATAGCAAGTCAGTTCGATAGTCGCCTCGATCTTCATCTCTTTGATGACCATTCTCTGACGAACAATCTTCCTGAGTGGTTCCTTCAACTCTTCCGAGACTTCTGGAATCTCCCTCCTTCGTAGGCGAAGCGCCGAAGGACCTGATAGGGATGACTTTCTCCCTCTTCATGACGTGAATAGAGGGGCCAGAGAACATCTTCACAAAGCTTCTCGTAGGGACGATGAGAAACCTCGGCGAGCTGTCGAAAGATGCTCACGAGATGCTTGCCCTTTTCATACTTGTCCGTTCCTTCATCGATCATCTTGTGGTCGACGTGCTTCTTACTCAGATAGACGTACTGCTCACTGGATCGGAGAACCTGGAGGACCTTCACGTTGCCGACATTGATGACCTTTCGAAGAGAGCGAAGTCGCTTCTTTGANACCTCGGTTAGTGGAAGGAAGGCCTCGAAATTGTTGTATTCGAGAAGCCGACAAGTCACTCCGATATCGTCGATGACATCGATTCGGCTCATAACGAGTTCTCCGACTTCAGGAACCTGTCGTTGGTAGAAGTAACTCGACTCCATTTCTTCTCGCGGGAGGATCTTTCGAGATCGATCCCTCTAGATCGATCTCATTGCTTTTTCCCGGCTTTATGACCTCNTCTCATCTAGTGGAAGATCGAGATCGTGCTGACCGGATGCTGCTTCAGATCTTCNATGAACTCTCGGGTCCAGTCGTCCCTCTTATAATCCTGACAGCTGATCTTGACGTGACTATCCATCGTTGCAACTGTGACTCGGTCTCGATCGACGAAGTCCGCGACGAAGGTCTTACCATCTTCGCCGAAGACGAAGTAGTAGACTCCCTCGGCCTGCTCCAGGATCTCAGCAATATCCTTCGCCTCGTGATCGACCCGTTCGAGCTTCGAAGTGTCTACTTCAAAGCAGTTCTGAATGTACTTCAGAAACCAGTATGGCGAAGCCCAATCTTCTGCCCAGCGCTCGTCAGAGCGAGTCTGCTCATCCCAGAACTTGAAGAGTGGAACGACTCCCTGTTGAGCAATGCTGTGGAGGTTGCTCCCAGGAGCCGGGAACGTGAACTGACCGAAGGTGAACTTCTGGCTCATGGCGAAGAACTGCCCTCCTCCCGAGAGGGCAATTAGATGATCAATTTATTCCACGCTGTAGCATAGTCAGATCGATGATATGACCTTGACAGAGGAGGCNCTTCCCTTTGAGTGTGGGAAGCTCAGCGAGAAGGTCGGGCTGAGTCGATAACCACTGATAGTACTTCTGAACGACTTCTTCTCTTGTACGGATTCCCCCATTTTGACGGTCGACCGATATAGATATCGTTTTCTTGTACCTCCGACCCTTCTAGGTCTTGGCGACCTCGACGGGAGAATCTTTCCTCTTCTCTTAACTCGACCTCCGGCTCAATTAGAGAGACTTTTCGTTCTCCTTTTGGAGGCAGGGGGAAGGAGAATACAGATTNGGACATATCGACTTNTTGACCGACTCTGGTAGGTGAAGGGAAAGCCCAGCCTGAAAAAACGACCAGACAATTGGAATTTAACCTCCGGGAAAAGGATGTTTCCTTTACTTCGAGACAAACTTCAGGAAGGCTCTCGAGGGATCACTCGAGACCAGGCTACTCACTTCTATGCTCCTACCAAGAGCTACTTCACTCTGACCCCCGATGAACAGGCCCAGTTCTGGATAAACTACTGCGACACTGTCGCAGATGGTAAGAATCCCAACGTCTTCGAGGTCATTTCGAGTCGTGAAGCGATTCAGCTTGGCTTCGATGTGAGATTGTCGTTTGAACGGCAGCAGGTCACCTATAACCCAGAGGTGGTCTCCCGACTGGTCGATTCGATCGACCAGTATGTTCAGTATGTTGTTGGTGTTATCCAGACGGCTCTCGCCAACTACTTTGAGAGAACTCAACAGGGAAGTGAGTACATCGCCTGCTACCTTCGTCGAGACGACAGCAATGTCCTGGTCTGGAATGAAAGCAATGTCGAATATGCTGGGAGGATCATCTTCCCGTATGCTCGAATTCGCCGTGAGTATGTCTCGAAGTTCAGTCAATTTGTTCGTAACGAGCTTCAGTTGAAGGGGGATGGCCCCGATGAGTACCTGAGTATACCTCCTGTGACTGGACTCGATACTTTCATCACACCAATCAAGGACATCGTCGAGTTGTACGGCTCGACATCGGGCGAGGATGTTGCGCCCCTGATGATCTATGAGATTTACGGATTCCTCAACACCGACGTGAAGATGACCTTCGAACTGCACAAAGTCTTCTCCCCTACTCTCCACACGGTTGTTACTCAGAACATTATCTCACCTCAAGTCATCATGGAGAAGATAAATGAGAAGGGCCTCGAATACTGGACGCCTCTTTTCTTTTCGGCTGGTTTCTACGACAGTCCACTCGAGGCCTACAACGAGGTTCTTCTGACTGAATCAGAGGCCCCCAAGGTCAACATGTCTGACATCCGCGAAGGTGGCGAGGTTTTGACCAAGCTGGAGAGAGCCCGACGGCTCCTCGCTTTCGTCTCGATAGAGCGAGTAGAGAATCATTGGTCCTGGATCGATCTGGGTCAGGCTCTCCACTCGGTCGATTCGGGCTCAGAGGGACTTCGTCTCTGGAAGTGGATCACGAGCCAGTCGGACGTCAAGACGGAGGAGGACTGTGACATGGTCTGGTACTCATTCGAGTCTCAACATGAGATCGACATCGAAACGCTCGAATACTTTGCGATGGTCGACAATCCGGAGCGTTATGCCGCCTTCTGTAAGCAAGATGTCGACAGTGCGATCGAGAAGGCAATCAACATGCCCCAGAACATCCCGGTCGCCGAGGCCTTCAAGGCCTGCTTCCCTTACCAATTCGTCTGCTCCAACCAGGAGCGAGGCGAATGGTACTTCTACGACAGCCATCGTTGGGTCCCGATCGATGGAACGTCGACTCTGATCCTCTGGCTGATCAAGAAGTTCCAGCCGAAGCTGGAGCAGATTCAGCATGAGACCACTGGCAAGATTGCGGCGAGCCGTGACCCCGAGTTCAAGTCACGACAACAGAACAAGCTCACCTTGATTGGTCAGCTCATCGCCAAGCTGTCTGACATCGGCTTCTTGAAGAAGGTTTGTGAAGCGGCCCGTATCTTCTATCACAACCCCAACTTCGAACGCCTTAAGGACTCGAACCCTCATTACACGGCGACACCGTCTGGTGTAATCGATGTTCGTGGAGGAAAGGGCTTCGTCCGGCCGGGCAAGCCCCAGGACTACATAACTCGCTGCACACGCTATCCTTATCCTCACGAGTACCACTGGCAACATAAGGCCGTCGTGATGACGATGGAATATCTTGGCCAGGTCTTCCGCAGCCAGACTCTTCTCGAATATTTCCTTCGCTTCTCTGCCTCCCTCCTCCTAAGCGGTAACACGAACAAGATCTTTCCGATCTTCTCGGGTCAGGGCAACAACAGCAAGTCGATGCTCGTTCGTCTCTTTGAGGGTGCCTTCGGCAACTATGCCGTCAAGTTACCAACCAGCCTCATCACTGAGAAGAGGACGGGAGCCGATCAGGCCACTCCCGCCCTGATTCACTCTCAAGGTGCGAAGGTTGCCTTCCTCGAGGAGCCGAACAAGCGCGAGGTGATTCAGTCGGGTACAGTCAAACATCTGACCGGACGCGATACTCAGTACGTTCGTGACCTCTTTCAGAAGGGCAGCAAAATCGTCGAGATGAACGTGACGATCGTCCCGATTCTGATCGCGAACAAGATTCCAGCCATCCCGGACTGTCAGGAGGCGATCTGGAACCGCACTCGCGTGATCGAGTTCACCTCGAAGTGGTCGAAGTCCGCCCCGGCCGATCCGGAGGAGCAGTACCGTCTGGGTATCTTCCCAGAAAACCGCTTCTTCGACAACAACATTCCTATGATGTCGCCGGCCTTCCTCTGGATCCTCGTTCAGAAGTACGAAGAGTTCTTCCAGATGGGTCTCGGTGAGCCTCCGGAGGTCATGCAGGCGACAGAGAACTTCCGTGTCCAGAACAACATCTACATCCACTTCACCCGTGACTGTGTCGTTGAAGCTCTTCACCCCGAAACTCGTCAGAGGGACGAGAAGGCATCGGTCGAGTTGAGAGAGCTCTTCAACGCATTCAAGAACTGGTGGGCTGGCCAGGAACTTCCTGGCAAGAAGCCTACGATCACCGAATTCAAGGAGAACCTCGAGATCACTTGGAAGACGAAGGCCGATGCCGAGAACAAGTGGTATGGTCTCCGCCTGAACATCCAAGAAAAGCAGATCCAGTCGATCCTTTCCTTCTAAGACAATCGTTCTTGTACCGAGCGGTACGAGAATCTCTCATAAAATAACGCCTCCAAGTAAAAATGCAAATCTGTGCACAATTCCATGCAAATCCAAGCGTGAATCCGGTGACCGGGCGCCAGATTTCAATCGGTGGACCCGCCTATCGAGATCTCGTCAGTCGATGTGGCCCTCCACCGTCACTTCAGGCGACGAGATCGGTGAGCTCTCCGACTGTCACAAACCCTTCGGCACAGCCGATGGCTCTGCCATCGACGGTCATGCCGCTGGCAGCACCCTGTCCACCCTGTCCTAATCTCGGTCAGACTCAACAGATCACACCTTCGGTTGCGCAGCCGACCTTGACCCTTCCCTTGATCGCTCCACAGCGTCAGAGTTCCTTTGCGCAGTCGGTCCGTCCTCCAATTCAGCCTACTACGCCTTCTCAACCACTCTTGACCGTTCCTTCGATCATACCTCAGCGACAGGACGCACCTGCTCCTGTTCCGACGATCCAGCCTCGTGAGCCAGTCGCAGAAGGAACGTCTCCTCTCGTGATCAGTCAGGAGGTTCAAGATCGTTGCGTCACCTATGAGATCGGACGCGCAGACGAGGACCGCCATTTTGCAGCCCGATTCGGTCCTGTTCGCTTCTATGGCGTCTTTGATGGACACGGGGGTCCTAAGACTCGATTTGCACCGTCGAATTCGGTCACAGCGAACTTCCTGCGTGACAACTTCCCTCAGAAGTTCTACTCGAAGCTGAGTCGGCTCAACTTGAACGACCAGAACCAAGTTCGTCAAGCTATCAACGAGACCTTCTTCGAGCTCGATCGAGAACTCTATGAGAGAGGCGATGCTGGTGAAACTGGGGCGACAGCAGGAGTTGCTCTGATCACTCCGACTCGTCTCTATCTAATCAACCTGGGTGACAGTCGCTCAGTCGTCTTCGACAACCAAGGTCGAGTCATTCTCGAAACACAGGACAACAAGCCAAACGATCCACAGGAACGTGCGCGAATCGAATCCCTCGGTGGCTCAGTCAACTTCTACATGGGGACCTATCGAGTGAACAACAGTTTGGCAGTCTCCCGCGCCTTCGGCGACTACGGTCTCAAAAGATCGAACAAATCGGCGGGCTATGATCCTCAAGGATGGGTCTCTGTTGTTCCCGACATCTACATGATGGACCTGCCACCGAATCCTCGAGCTCTCTACCTGGTCATGGCGTCGGATGGCCTCTGGGATGGTTTCAGCTCGGAGGAGGTCGCTCGATTCTTGACGGAACGATCGATGACCGGTTCGAACCTCTGTAGTGAACTCGTCAGTGTTGCTCGAACGAGGACGACTGATGATGTGACCGCAATTCTGGTTGATGTTTAAGTCTCTCTTTTGCGTCGTTCGACGCAAAAGGTTATTCGATCTCCCGAAGCCGATCCTCCCAATCACGACGGTTCTCCTTTGAGATGAAGACCTTTACATAGAAGTCGTAGGGAGTTTCGAATCTCTCCACAGTCTCAGGTTGATGTGGATAGGAGACTTGACAACATCACCGGATTCCTTCTGATGGACGATTTTACTCTCAATACGGTCCAGTAGAAGACCGTAAAATCATCACAGTTATGGTAGAGCAAATAATGCTGTACTTCTCGCTCTTCTTTCTCCTCGGATGTCAGGGCTGGACTGTAGTAGATCCAGGGAACCTCCTCTAAGCGGGTCTTGAGGAAGGCCGAGGGCTTCTGTTCAAGACATAATTCGATCTCATCTTGAACGAACCTGATTGCTCTCCTGACTCGAGGATCTTGATCACAGGGGAGGTTCTAGAGAATCACTCTTTCGTACTGATCAGTACGAAAGGGCTCTCTGGCTACTTCTTTGTGCTCCGCCAGTTCTGATCGAGGTCGGCACGACCAGCCATGGGAGTTGGGTTGGATTTTCTTTTGTCTGTTGCCGTCGGGACGACGATTGCCTCCGTATTCGGAGGTGATTCTGGTGAACTCAAGTCTGTTTCATTGAGGTAGCCCATCTCGATGAGATGGGCTCTTGGAATGAATCTGGTGTCTCCTCTCCCCATCGTTCCAACAATCCATCCGTCAGGCAACTTCTTCAAGACATAGTGTCGAGAGAGGTCGACTAACGGCTCCTCCAAGGACAACTGAGAATTCATCTCTTCTTTTATCGATCGGACTCCGATTTAAGATCGATTTATAAGATCTTGAGATAAACTTCGTTCTATCTGGTGACGAGGACTACTCGATTCGACTCCGGTAGTAGAAGTCCATCGATTCCGTACCGAGGCCCATAGAGTCCAGGAAACTCATCTGAAGAAGAAATCACTGATCTGATCGACCATCGAACCAGAGAGGTATCTTTCCCTTTGTGATCGAATAAAAGAGGAGGAGTCCCGAGGTGATAAAAGAGGAATTCGAAAGGCTTCGGCTGAACTGAGCTCGATTCGAGGAGTGACTGGACTGAAAGGTCGTATAATCTCCTCGAATCGAGCCGACTGAACTGCTCTCCTGGCTCTCATCGCCTCGATATAATCTCGATCGTACTCGCTGATAAAGTCGTCGAGTTCATAGTTGGCCGAGCTGAGTCGCCTGATCATCATTCTGATTCTTTCTGGATCCCAGTCTCTTCGAAGGATGAGATCATCGAGGCTCCTGCGTGAGAGTTTGTTCATCTCGGTCTGCTGATACCAGTCGTAGATCTCTCTTCGAGCCGACTTGATCTCGAGAGGATCCGGTTCAACAGAACTCATTATGATCTCGAGGAGCTCATGACGAAGTTCTGCAGACATATTCAAACCGATTAAATTCGACCGGCCAAGCAAAGGATCCGACGGGATCGTCGATCAGGCTAGCAATGCTTTTCTCAGTCAGCGGGATCAGTCGAAGCCCTCCTCTCTTTCTGGATCCGCAACCAGTCGACTAATCTGACGAGGAATCTGAATCCTACCGATGATGAGATCGAGGTGCCACCGGACCTGATCGAATCGAGGAAGGAATGAGATTCCTTCGTAGGAGACACCAATTGCCTGAAGAATCCAAAAGAGATTGGTCACCGAAACGGTCGACTGAGAAGCGAGCAGGTGGGCGAATTGTCGAGACGAGTCTCCCAGAGAGCGGTCAGCTCATAGTAGAGTCGAGTTATTACGAGAAGAATCGACCACTCCGATTCGGTGATGAAAGCTGTGTCACTGAAGTAGTTCTTGAGACCCGAGTAGATTCCAAGAATACCCGATTCGCCGGCAGGGCGAATTAATCGGCAGAGATCGTAGATCAGACCACCGATCTGGAGGATGATAAAGTAACTTTTGTCAAGATGACTGAGCCAGGGGGCCCGAAGTTCCTTAGGTAGATGAACTTCATCATTCAGGGTCCGAAATGACCTGAGACATAGAGGGCCCGAAATTCTTTCGAGACCCCGGTCCTCCAGAAGAGAGTTCGAATACTCGAGAAAGGCCTGACTCGAAAGGACCGCATAGAATCGATCAATCAGTGACTGACGCTTACGTTCCCACGGTGGTGGCAGATAGATTGGCTCGCCAATATCGACTTCGAGAAGAACGGGAGCATCGTTCGGAATGAACCGCGTTTCTCGAGAGAGGCGAAGACACTCGTAGGTCGCAAATCGGGTCCTGACGTCTTCATAGTTCATCACGCAATTGTAACATCGATCTTCTTTGAAGTTCGATTCGAAATTTTGTGACGCTAGAGGAAACCCGATGTTTGGTGGATTCAAGGAGAGATCCCTCGAGGACCGATCTCGAGTCTCAGCAAAGCTTCTTGAAAGATATCCTGACCGAATACCGATCATTGTCGATCGACCACCTCCCAGCTTCACAAGGCGCGATACGATGCCGCCAATCGACAAGCATAAGTTTCTTGTTCCGAAAGACCTGACCATGGGGAAATTCGTCTACGAAGTCCGAAAGCATATCAAGATCGATTCTCGACAGAGCATCTTCCTCTTTGCGAATGGCACTCTCATACCGAATAACGAGTCGATCTCTCGAACTTATAGTCGGTACAAAGACATGGACGGATTCCTTTATATAACATATGCGACCGAGAATACGTTCGGTTGAGCTTTTATGTTATTAGGAACATAAAAGTTATTGGAAGAGCCTGTCGAGCTCTCTGACGAGTCCTTTGACATCAACACGAAGCGCGGCCCCCTGTCGCCGCGCATATTGGTTCAAGACGAAAAGTTCCGAAGCACAATCGTAGCAGTGACATCCGATCTGATCCGGAGGAACCCCCTCGATCGCCTCATAGTAGGTCGCTCGTGTGATCTGATTGTGATAGGCAAGGGCCTCTTCGTACTGCTTGACATCATAATCGACCTCAGTTCTCTGGTCGAGGACGAGAAGGCGAGTTTCAGTCGAGGTTGCTCCGACCCAGGGCTGTAGAAAGATCGTTCCGTCAGAATAGCCGAGATGTTCGGGAATCCCCTCAATCGGATAGGGCATGACAAACTTAAGTAGAGAGGCCGCTGGTTTGAGGATCTCCATCCAGACACGCTGAGCCTCGAGGTCTTCAATGATGAGCTTCTGACGATCAAGTTCGGGAGAGCCCTCCTCGACACGACGAATATCCGAGATGAAGAGGATCCGACGGCCCTCTCTCTGAAATCGAAGACTGAGTTGTTGTGCGGTCTGAGTTGTGAAGAGGTTCTGATGAATCTCTCTCATCGGAGTGGGTTGGACCGTGAACGGCTGTGGGTCGTACAGGACAAAGAGAACTTGCTTAAAGAGTTCGGCGAGAATCTTCTGATGAAAGCCACCCGCCGCGCCAGCATAGATCACGACGTCGTTCGGAAGGGAGAAGCGAGAGAGGAACTCGATTTCAGTGATGAGGAGTTTCCTCTGACCGGAATGGACAAATGTCTTGATCTCTTCATTTCGGGGTCGGTAGGGAGCGCGAGGCGCTGTCTTAAGATCGAGAAGACGGTCCTTTGCAGTGAAGAGAGGCTTTCGTTGGAGAGGAAGCCGACAAGCTGCGACCTGCTGGAGATGCGGATTGGCCAGGTAGAGTCGACGTTCTTCTTCCGGAAGGCTCGAGAGGATCTCATTGAGGCGATTCTGTTGCTCTTGGCGTCGTTTTCTCGAAGCGACCGACGAAACCTCACCAACCTTGGCGAAGCCCTTCGGCTTCGTCGGCGTTCCGGACGGCCTTTGAACTCGAGTCTGAGCAGCAGGCCCCTGTAATTTGTTCACTCCAGTCCATCGTACTTCCTTTGGACTGGTAGGCAGGCTAGAGCTGGTCGGTTGCTGTCCTTCGGATCTCTGATCCCGATCCTCCATTTGGGGTGGCTCTTATTGATGAAGTTGTTCTCTTAGGTCAATTTTCTGGATCCGAACTTAAAAAATCTCGGCTCTAGAAAAGATGTCATCGGTCAGGTTCTTCCCGATCAGTTGGTTCGAAGATGCCAATTGGAGGTCGGTTCAGGTGATTGGTCGACTCGAGAACTCTCGGTCCATCTTTCTTCGAATTGGTTTTCGTCCCTACTTTACAGTTCGATATCCTCCGGATCTTTCTGCAGAAATCATCGACGACAGTCACACTTTCCTCGTGAGTGAGACACCCGTCGCTGAAGTCAAGAAGCTTGATGAGGGAATCTACCGGATCTCAAGTCTCAATCGAGAGGATTACGAGAACAGTGTCGCCTTCTACGAGAAGAACGGTCTGGGAGAGATTCTCGACAAGGATCAAGACATCAAGAGTAAGTTCTTCGCTGAGAAGCGGATCTCTCCTGGCTCTTGGCAACAGGCCTCCGACTTGAAGACACTACTCTTCAATGTGACTACGAACAATCGGTACACGTCGACCGATCTCGAGTTCTTCACTTACACGATCTCCACGATCGATCTACCCATCCCTCCTCCAAATAGTCGAATCGTCTTCTTTGATCTCGAAGCAATTCCATCTGACGACGTCTCCTTCCCTGACGCCGAAGCAGACGAGCCCCCGGACAATATCTTTGCAATCAGTCGGATCCTCTATGACGGAATACAAACTCAGTCTACAATCTTCATCTTGACCGACAAATCACTCCCTCCTCGTTACCAGACCAATGCCGCCCGGACTGGTCGCCCCTTCGATGTTACGATCCAGAGATATGCAACTGAGAAGGAGATGCTCCAGGCCTTCTTCAACGACCTGACCGAGATTCGTCCCGACCGTCTCGTCTCCTTCAATGGTCGTCGGTTTGATCTCAACTACATCGGAGAACATGTTCGTCGTTTCGGAATCACCCTTCCTCCTTTCACCAAGATCTTGAACTACACGCCCTACTTCTACCCGACTCTGGTGGTTCAACAGAAGCCGTTCCCTCTTCGTGAAACTATCATGGCCTTGAAGAGCCCAAGTGTCAGTCAGATCGATCTTCTTGACTTCTATCGTCGTCTCTATCCTCAACTCGGCAACCATAAGCTCGAGACGATCGGGCAGATCGTTCTGGGACGTGGTAAGACCGGACTGACCATTCGTGAACTTTTCGCGAAGTATCGACGCTCTTCTCAGGAGGACCTCTTCGAGATCATCGACTACTCGATCCTCGACTCCCTTCTTCTCCGGGATCTCTGGGAGGCCTCGCAGATCGAGACTCATCTGGCTCGCATGGCTAACTTCTGGAAGAATGATGCCGAGTACGTCCTGACTCATGAACTCGAGGATCTCTTTGAGGATCTCCTCCGTTACATTACCCCGAACGTTCCGAGCACCAAGTATATAGTCGGTCGCCCTCCTCTGGCTGAGCGTCAATCCGGAATTCATCGAAACGTCTACCTCTATTCCCTCTCCGACATCTACCTGACCGCCTTGGAACAACTAGGAGAGCCACTTGCAGACGCGATCGTGGACTATTTCCAAGGAACGAACGATGGAATCATCCCCTTCAAGTCGGGATACTTCCCGGTTACCTTTGAGTCGATCCGGAGCTTCATCAATGCTCAGACCACTTCACCTCCCGTTTGGGTCGAAGAGAACTCCGTCGCGATCAAGGGAGCACCCCGAACTGGACCGGATGATCTAGGACCTCTTCCCTACTTCCCGCTGGCCGACTTCGTTCCTCTGATCATCGTTGCAAACAAGAGTTGGATTCTGGTGAACGGAAGTGGTGTCGTCTTCAAGAAGGGAATGAGTTCCTTTGTTCGACCCCGGTTCCAACTTCTTCAACGGTATGTCGACTACATCGTCCAGACTCTCCTCCAGAATCCGCAATTCACTGCCAGAGATCTTCGATTCCCTCAGTTCGAGACGAGTCTCGACGACTATGCTCTCGAGACGAAGGTGACAGCGGAGGACTTTGCTCAACCACCGGCTCAGAAGCAGAAGCAAGCAATCATTCAGCAGCTTCGAGAACTTGGACAAGGAGCAACTACCTCCTGGCGCCGTGTCAGATACATCGAGACGACAGACGGTCCGGTCATCGAGGAGATCTATTCGAGAGACCCGGGCCGTTACGCGGCCAAGATAGACGTCGACTTCTATAACAAGAAGCTCCAGGAGGCGATTCGATCGGTCATCGGTTGAGATGAAAAATTCTTACTTGAGGAAAGATGAACGCTCCAGGAGTTCCCTCACCGAATGAAGCTCCTCTCCTGATCGAGGACTTCCAGGATATCATCGAGCCTCTTCCGTTGCCTTCACAGCTTCCTCGGATCATGAAGCCTCCTCGCGAACGCGTCGTCCCACTTCCTCCCGTTCTACGGCCCGTCGTGACGGGCGCTGGTAACTTCATCCCGCCTCCCAAGTTGATTAACTGAATCTGCGTCATAATGACGTAGATTCTTAAAGTTCAAGCNGGCCAAGCAGACTCAGCTTCCTCTCGATGACCTCACAAAGGTCGAGATTATTCATTCTCTTGNTCTCGTCGGTCAGATCGACCAGAATCTGTCGAAGACTCGCCTTCGAGGCCAAGGCAGGGTGCAGCTCTTTCGAGACAACCTGATGTGTGACAGGGTCGATCCACTTGTAGACGAGAATCAGCTCACAATCCTTATTAAGACGGCCGAAGAGTGTCTTCTCTGTCTTCTTCTTCTCTCGATCAAGTGAAGGATCAGTTGTTAGAATAATCACACCAGTCAAAAGGACCCCCATGGTGGACATCACTAAGTTGAGGGGAATTGCGTTGGAGGGGGGAGGTGTCGCCGGAATAGGACACGGAGGAGCTGTCAACATCATCGATAAGATCGGGGTCTATCGACAGCTGACCCATTTTGCTGGCTCGTCGGCCGGCTCGATGGTCGCTGCTCTGATGGCCTGTCGCATTCCTACCGACAAGCTAAAAGAAATACTTCTCGAGTTCGACTTCCGTCTTCTCGAAGACAACAGCTGGTTTGTCGGTCAGGACATCTACCGACTCTGGTCCGAGTATGGCTGGAATCGCGGTCAAGCCATCGAGGAAGTCTTCGGTCAGATTCTTCAGAAGTATGTCGGTGACAGTGATCTGACCTACAAGCAGGTCGAGGAGAAGTTCGGCTCCTTCCTGATCACGACGAGCACCGATGTCGGAATGAGGGAGACGATCTACAGGAGTCCAGAGACGAGTCCCGACCTACCAATCAAGCGAGGAATTCGTGAATCGGCCAGCATTCCGATCTTCTATTGTCCAGTCCGAGCCGATGGAACAATGTACGTCGATGGTGGGCTCCTGAACAACTACCCGATTCGGAAGCTCTACGAGTACCTGAAGCCAGAGGAAGTCTTCGGATGCAAGCTCATCAGTAAGAGTGACCGGACGACTTGCCGCCGCTCTCAACAGCCGAATCTTCCACGTAACTTGACCAGCTATGTCAAGCTGATCATCACAATGCTTCACGACTTAAACTTGAAGGCCCACGTCGACGAAGAGGATTGGAAGCGGACGATCAAGATCGACGTCGGAACGGTCTCGGCGACGGACTTCGACATTTCGAAGGAGGGGAAGCTCGCCCTGATTGGCAGTGGTGAGGCAGCTGCCCGTAAGTTCTTCGACTACAATCTCTAATGTGTTGTTTTACATCCTGTCAGGATGTAAAATTACTGTTTATGAACTTCAGGTTGGCCTTCTGGAGAGCGAAATACTTCCGTTCGCCTTCTTAACTCGATAACCATATTGTCCGCGAATGTACTTGTCGACCTCTTCTCGAGTATCGAAGTACTCCGGCGGGAACTCGATGTCGCTGTCCTCCGGACAGTAGGTCACCTTGTAGACTTCGATGAGCTCCATGAGTCTGGGATTCAGGATCACTTCTCAGGTATCGAGACTACTGAATGAGTACGAACGGCTCGGGGAGCGGAAAGTAGCCCTTCTCTGTTTTGAGGAGCCGGACCTTCGCCAACCTCTTCCGGCGATACTCATCTGTCGCAGCTACTTCTGTCGAATAGTAGATCGATTGATGATTCCACTTCCGACGTAACTTGCTGTATTCCGA